ACGGCGAGGCACACGCATACCAGCTATTGCCAAAGGCACGATTCGGTTGATTCAGTTCTCAGAAGTCTTAGGTTGGGTTGTCGTGCAAACGGCGATGGATAAAGACGGCGTTGTTTGGTACTTGGGTTACTGCCACATGGATTCTAAGCCAGGCTATTCAGTCGGGCAGAAGCTCCGCAAGAGTCAGACAGTCGGACTGCTTGGCAACACAGGGCAATCCTCAGGCCCTCACGTCCACGTCACAGCCTCGAGAACGCTCAAGGGCGTGTTCGGTGTCACCTCAGACAAGGTTGACGTTTACAAGCTAATACTGGCAAACCTTAAGCGACCGGCAAGAGAGGTTTGCGAATGTTGCAAAAGACCCTTGTGAAGATGTTTGACGGTGTGTTCTTTCTAAAGGACGAGCCAGACTCTGCAACCGGTGCAAGCTGGAAGTTCCGTCGGAAGCTAATCTTCGGATCGTATCGACTCGGCTTTGCGATGATAATCTTCGGTGCTGTGACGTTCTTGGTTGACCAGTGGGGCGTTGGGGTTACTTTAATAACTGGGGGCGTATCGCTTATCTCAATAATCACAACGGCGTACACTGTAAGTGCATCATGGCAAGACGGTAAAAACAATCAAGATTGGACCAATGGAGATGTTTAGTTTAGGATTCTGGCAGTTTGCCGGAGAACGTGCAATAAAGACCTTTGCTCAAGCAGGAGTCGCTTTTTTAGGCGGCGGAACTGTAGGGCTGTTTGCAGTTGACTGGGTTGGCTTTTTTAGCATTGCACTCGGATCAGCACTACTATCAGTGCTAACTTCTATCATTACAAAGAAGTCACTCTAGCCTTATTCGCCTTACGCAGCCTACCGCGCTGCCTAGAATTTAGTCCACCCCAAATACCGTGCTGCTCGTTATTTATCATTGCAAACTGCAAGCAGAGCATCTGCACAGGGCAAGCCTTACATAGCATAACTGCGCTGTTCTTGTTTGGGCTTGAAGTGCCACCTTCTGGAAACCATGCCTCTGGATCTGTCTGCTGGCACGCTGGTGAGCCTGTTGCTCGGATGCCTTCTCCGAGTGCTGTTAGTGCTTGTTCTGAGTTCATGGTGAAACACTAATCAGCACAGTGCAATAAAGCAAACTGGAAAGCGTGCTAGTATGGTGAGTACAAGGCCGCATAGTCCAATGGTAGAGACAGCCCCAATACGGGTTGAAGTCTAGGTTCGATTCCTAGTGCGACCCCTAAGCAAGGTATTAAAGCCGCACTGTCTTTTGAGCAATCAGGAGGTGGTGCGGTTGTCTTTAACTATCTTTCATCTGCCGATGTGCCGCCCCAAACGCCATGCACCTGGTCAGTCTCGACCGCATACTCATAGCACTCGGCGATTATCGGACATGAGTGGCAAAGCGCCTTAGCTGCCTTAGTTGCAGCGGATCTTAGTTCTGGCGTATCTAAATCTTCAGGGAAGAACAGGTCAGGTAAACGCTCGCAAGGCACGCCACCTTCTTTGTGGATGCTTTGTAACAGTTTGATATACCTAGTTGTAATCTGTCTGTTGCTCATAGTAATGTTCACAATACCAACAAAAGGAGATAAATATGGAATTTTATGCCCCTAAGCGTTTGAACGGCGCAAGGTTACTCGGCATATACGCCCCAGGAAGCCCTGAGTGGCACGCTGAGCGGTCTTTAGGTGTCGGAGGTAGTGAAGTAGGCACAGTGCTTGGTTTGAACCAGTGGGAGAGCGCCTATGCCTTATGGGCGAAAAAGCTCAACCTGATCCCGTCAGAGATAAAAGAGAACTGGGCAATTCGGTTCGGTAAGGCATTTGAAGCTCCGATTCTAATGTTGTGGGCAGAGGAACACCCTGACTGGGAAGTCTTTGAGACTGGTACTTATGCAGACGAAGATTGCGACTACCGACGCGCTAACCCGGATGCCATCGCCCGTCACCGAGAAACTGGTGAGCTTATGGTGGTTGAGGTAAAGACGGCACGAATGAGCTGGGACGAAGTGCCTAGAGCGTACTTAGCGCAGGTGCAGCACTACATGGGCGTGCTAAAGATACACAAGGGCATCATCGTTGCGGTGGCAGGAATGACTTGGAACGAATACGAAGTGCCTTACAACCAAGAACTTATTGACGTGCAAAACGTCGCACTAGAAAGATTCTGGAATTCAGTCAAGTCTGAAACTAAGCCTGACTGGGATGGCTCAGAGTCAACTTACAACGCCGTGAAGCACATGAACCCTGGACTAAACGACCTTGAGGTTGAGATAGGCGATTTAGGGCAAGAGCTTTATCGAGCGCAGATTGCGACCGACGAAGGGTACAAATACTTGATGTTGCTCAAATCTAAAACCTTAGATACTATGGGTTCTGCCAAGCACGCATTGGTAGGCGAAGTGCGAGTGGCATCACGACAAATCAGAGCCGGAACCCCGACACTGATCGTAAACAAGAAGGCAAACCTATGAGCGAAGAATCAGAAACAGAGCCTCTAGAGATAGGGCTTGGAAGCTATGTCGGACTTAGTAAAGGCGACACTGTAATTCAGGGAATGGTTGACGGCATAAAGCTGTCGGAAGGAATCCTAGAACGCATCTCAATGGAAGAAATAGAAATGTGGTTCTACATGGATGCGGGATGGCAGTTCATGCGGATAGATGGGCGCGAAGATGCCGAAATTTTATCTATCTAAATACGCAACAGTTGCAGAACGATTGCAGATGGTCTACGAAGAATACCCAGACGCAAGAATGGTAACTGAGAACCTAACAACCACTGCCGATCGTTCGGTGTCAACTTGGGTTGTCAAGGCGTCTCTTTACCTTACTGCTGGCGACCAGGCAAACGACTTGCCTAAAGCTACTGGACACGCTTTTGAAGTGGACGGTACTGCTGGTGCAAACATGACTTCAGCCCTTGAAAACGCAGAAAGCTCAGCTTGTGGACGTGCGATGGCCCTCGGTGGTTGGTCCGGCGATCGGACCTCTTTGGCAAGCAGGACGGAAATGGAAAAGGTTGAGCGCGGAGTGACGCCTAAACCATCTCTAAGAGACTATGAAGCGGAAGCGTCTAAACTTACAGATGTAGAAGGATTACGCTGGCTCTATGCACAAGCAAAGGGCGAAGGTGCGACAACGCAGGTACTAGAAAGGCTGGCTGACATTGCAGGATCTTTCAGTGCTAAAGGCGAAGATTCGGGAGACCGAGGAAGCGTACCACGTGGCTCGAAAGCTGGGCAGGCATGAACTTGCTAAGTTTTGGAACAACGAAGTCATTCATTATTTGTTGGTGCTAAGTGATTCACTCAGAGATAATAAAGGCAATAGCGGACCTAACGGCGGAAAACCGTAAGGGATCTGAAGCTCTCTACGAATGTGAAGTTCAACTAGCAATAGCAGAAAACGAGCTAGACCTAATTGAGCAGAAGGCGTTTATACGGGCTGAAGGCACTGTGGCGGATAGAACTGCCCTTTCACGCTTAGAAGCCGCTGACGCACGCTTACAGCGCGATTTACGCAAGGCTGAGGCTAACCGAGTCCGTGTAAAGATTCGGTCACTGGAAAGCGCACTCATGGCGACAGCCACTCAAGCCAAGCTAATGCAAGCTGAGACGCGACTGTGAAAGCCGCAGAGACACGCAAGCTACGCGCTCGCGATTTGTGGTGTTGGCACTGCGGCGAATCTGACAACCTTGTACCGCATCATGTACAGAACAGAGGCATGGGCGGGTCGAAAGTGTTAGATAACTTGCAAAATGTGATACTAGTTTGCGCTGAGTACAATGGGCGGATGGAAAGCGACGCTAACGTTGCGGCTCAGGCAAGGGACTTCGGTCACAAAGCCTCTAAGTTCTCGGCACCTGGTCACCCGATACTCGACTACACAAGTCGTATCTGGTACTCACTTGACAAGCAGGGCGGCAAGCACGAAACTGAGCCGCCTAGCTACCTAATCTAAAAGGGGAAGGAACAAAATGGCTCTGATAAGAGGGCATCACACGTTTGACGATCAGTTTGCACAGATACCAAACGCTTGGCTAAGGGACTCAAGGCTGTCACTAAAGGCTATCGGGCTGCTTGCTCAGATTATGAGTCACAGTGCCGGTTGGAGCATGAGTATTCGGTCACTAGCGAGAGTAAACGGCAACGGAACTGACACAATAAAAGCTGCTGTTCTGGAACTTGAGAAGTTCGGTTATTTGCGCAGATCCAAAAAGCAGACGCAAAACGCAGATGGAACGTTCGCAGACTACAAATTCGTAACTGCGTCACCCTATTCCCTTATGGATACTGGGCAGCAGGGGGTGACCCAAAACCCCGTCACGGTAAAACCCCGTCACGGGGAAACTGGTCACAAAGAATACCAAGAACCTATAGAAGAACAAAGTACTAAGAATAGCAAGAGAACTACTGCGCAAAAACTGTTTGATGAGTTTTGGAAAGAGTACCCAAGAAAGCTCGATAAAGGGAAAGCCTTCAAAGCTTTTTCATCTGCTATTTCTAGAGAAAGATTTGAGAACATTCTTGCTGGTGCAATTCAGTACAAGTCAGATCCAAACAGGATTGACGAATTTACAAAGTATCCGGCTTCTTGGCTAAATGCTGATAGCTGGGATAACGGTCCTCTGCCAGAGGACTCAAGAGCAAAGAAGCTACGTGAAAGAACACAACAGGAAAAACTAATGAAGGAGTGGGGCAATGAATCTGAATGAGACAAAAATGCTACTGAAAGAGATCGCAG